GTTTCCGAGGGCACAATCATCTGTATGAGCAAAAAATAAAAATTATTTGTACACTTTACACTCTTATTAACAATTAAACATATAATGACCAATAAAGATTTATACACTAAATTAAATATTTCTAAGAAATCTTTTTATAATTACATCAAAAAAGGAATGCCTAAAGATTATGAAGGTGCTTTAGAATGGATGAAGGAACGGCAAGCATTTACTGATAGAGGTAGTGCCAGTATTACCATAGGTGGTAGAGAATATACTAAAGAAGACCTTATAGATTTAAGAGGGCAGATTATGGATTTAACGGCAAAAGAAAAACAAAGTAAAATTGATTTACAAGATTTTGAATTACAAAAGAAAAGAGGTGAACTTGTACCTAGGACTGAACTAACACAAACATTACAAACTATATTAGAACCTTTAGCAAAAATGCTAGAGCAGTTACCAAATAAAGTAAGTAATTTAGTAAATCCAGATGATCCAAGTTTAGCATATAAAATATTAGAAACTGAAGTTCAGAATATATTTAAAGAAATACAAAAACAAAAAGATAATAATGTTGAATGAAGCATATACTTTTTTTACACCAAAAGAAGATTTAACACCTGTAGAATTTAATGCAAAGTATACTTATATTTCTTCTGAAGTTAGTAGTTATTCTGGGTTCTTTAATCCTAACTTTAACAGGTATCTTCTTGAACCACTTAATGCATTTGATGAACCAAGTATAAATAAAATAACTTTAATGTGGGGTTCACAATTAGGTAAAAGTTTTTTGTTAACTCTTGGTGCATTATTTAGAATCTGGAAATATAATAGTAATATTCTTTATGTACTAGCATCTGATGTACAAAGTAAGCAACTTGTAAGAGAAAGATTTCTGCCGTTAATGAGAAAGAATAAATTAATAACAGAACTTTTACCAGATAATGAAGATTTAATAACTCTACAAAATATGCAGTTAAAGAACTGCACTTTACATTTCAATGGTAGTGGTAATGCTAGTAAACTTGCAGGTTTTTCTTGTCCAGTAGTTTTAGGAGATGAGGTAGAAAAGTGGGATAGTAGAAGTAAAAAAGAATCTGGTGCTATATCTTTAAGTATGCAAAGAATTAAATCATATAGTAAAGCAGAACAATTATTTGTATTAAGTAGTACACCTACAATAGAAGAAGATAATATAGAGAATATTTATTATCATTACAAAAGATCAGATCAAAGAAAGTATTATGTAGAATGTTTAGAATGTGGGGAATTTGCTAAAATTGGATTTAAAGAAAATAATGAAGATTTTCATATAGATTTTGAAAATGCTAAATTTGAAGATGGTAGCAGAAATTATAATGTTGCTTGTAAATCTGCTAGATTAGTTTGCCCTCATTGTAATGCCAAATTTGATAATAACCAGAAGAACCAGATGGTTAATAGTTCTAGTTCATTCTGGAGGGCAGATAATGAACTAGCAGATGAAAGTAGTAGGGGATACCAATTAAATAGTATTTACTCTTATTATGTTACTTTAGGGGATGCAGTAAAAACATTTCTTGAAGGTAAAGAAAGTATAAATGGTTTAATGAATTTTAATAATGGTTTTATGGGTATGCCATTTAAAAATAGAATCATAAAAGCACCAGATTTAATACAATTAAAAAGTTTAGAATGTGAATATGTAAAAGGAGAGAAACCTAGAAATACTGCATTTAGTTTACTAATAGCAGATGTACAAAAGTATCATCTTTATTATATGATTTTAAGTATTACTTCTGAAGGTTTTATACACATTGTAGAAAATAGTAAAGCAACTGGTTTTGAAATGCTTAAAGCAGAAAAGGAAAATTATAATTGTGAATATTGTTTAGTAGATTCTAGGTATCAAACAAGTGAAGTAATAGCAAATCTTGCAGAACTTGGAAAAGATTGGATAGCAGTAAGGGCATTTGAAAAACTACCTAATAATGCATTTCACGACATTGTACTTGTAGATTCTGTTTCTGGACAAAGAGCAAAAGGAGGTAGAGTAAATAAAGTAAATGAATTTAGAATAAACTTAGAACATTACAAAAGTTTATTTTTTAGAATGAGAAACCAAGAATTACCAAATCTACAAATATACAAAGATTTTGATAATGAACTTGCTAAACATTTACTAGGAGAAGTGCAGGTAGAAAAGATGGATAGAAACGGCAAAAGAAAAATAGTATTTGAAGCACTTTACCCAAGAATAGATTATTTAGATTGTTGTGTTTATGGTTTAGCATTTAGTTATTTTTTAAGAGGTACTAGAGCATATAGGCATCTTAACCCAGAAGCAGAAGGAACTAGAAAACCTCTTAAAGATAGAATACAGAAATTTAATTTATGAGTAACAATTTTGTAACACAACGAATAGATATTACTGGTTGGAATGCAGTAGTAAAAGAACTACGAAAAATAAAAGGTGGTACATACAAAGAAATATTGAATGCAGAATGTGCAGAAATATTATCACAAACTGCTAATAGAAAAAGTACTAAAGTTGCAGATAAAAATAAGATAGTGGGAAGGCATAGACCAGTTAACACTTTCTTTCTTGGATATAGTGGTAAAAAAGAAGCATATACTATGAAACAAGGACAAGCAGGTGTTACTAAACAAACTACATATTACTTGCACCATAAATTACCTAATGCCGTATGGAATTATATAGATGCTAGAACTAAAAAACATACCCAAGAAAAATTTGGAAACTATGGATTAAATAAAGGGCAATTCTATTTAATGAGTAAATTAATAAACTTACCAAAACCTAAAAAAGGATTTCCGCAAGAGGCAGAAAGATTTTTAAGTTTAAGAAAAAGCAGAATTGCAGGAAATGTATTTGCACATACCAGAGGTAAAAATGATAAAAAATATACAATAGAGGTAGAAAGTAAATTATCAAAAGTTATATCTTATGCAGGAGGTGCAAAAAACTTTAAGAGTGTAATGAAGGGTAGGGTAAGGAAATTTGAACAAGCACTTGCTAAAGGTGTTTTACAAGACATTAAAAAGAGAACTAGAGCATATCCTTTAATTTTTGGGTAAAATACTAGATAAATTAATTAATACTATGAGATATTATACGGATGTACACAAACTATCTATTTTAACAAAAAGAATAGAAAGATTAGAAAAAAGTTTAGAAAGAGTAGAAACTTTAGGAATTAGTAATACAAGTAGTGCAGGTACATCTAAAACTTTTCTTGATCCTTATAAAATTAGATTAGAATTGGATAGATGTTTAGCAGAATATGAATTTATTTCTAACAGAGTTAATAACGGCACTTGGACAAATCCACAAGTTAAGAAGGTAATATATAAAAATGATACTAGACTCTAAAGGTAAACCAGTAGATTTTAATTACAAAGGTAGTAAATATAATCAAAGAAACAGAGATTATTTTACTAACTTTAGTAGTATAACTACCAGAGAAGAAAAAGTACTAAGTGAATCTGATAGAGAAGCATTATTAAGTAATCTTAGAAATAGTTACAGAAATAACATTATTACAAATGCTATAGTAGATTGTTTACAAACTAATATAGGAAAAGTATCAGTTCAAAGTAAAACTGGAACAGAAGAATTTGATAATAAAAGAGAAAAGTTATTTAAATATTTTCTTACTAATTGTGAAGTAACTAATATTGATATGGCAAGTGTACTTAAACTTGTAATACAAGAAATAGCACTTGCAGGAGATTGTTTAATATTACTTTTGAAGAATGGTAGAATACAATTAATACCAAGTGAAAGAATAGCATCTAGTAAGAATCCAGATTTAAGAAAACCAGATGAATTATCTGGAGTAAGAGTAAATAAATTAGGTGCTATTACACATTATAGGATTATTAATTATGATGCTACTGGTAAACTGGATAAAGATAAAGGTACATACATACCTGCAAAAGATGCCATATTTATTAGAAATTTAACTAGAATAGGTGCTTTAAGAGGTATACCACTTTTGGCAAGTGCAGTAGATGCATTACAAAATATTGAAGAAGTACAAAGTGCATACACTCAAAAGATTAAAATTAATTCTTTATTTGCTTGTGCTATAACTTCCAATAATCCGTATGATGATAGATGGTCTATGAATAATCATAGTGAAGATACAAGAAGCAGTTTTACTACTCTTGAATCTGGTCAATTAATGGTACTAGAACCTAATGAAAATATTACTACTATTGATTCTACAAGTGGTAGTAATGATATTGAAAAGTTTTTAATTTATTTAATTACCTTTATTGCATCTCCTATTACAGGATGCCCAGAGCAAATTACTGGATATAGTAATGGAACTTTTGCAAGTAGTAGGGTTACTAAAACACAAGCAAATTTTAAATTTAGACAATATAGAGAAATGCTAGAAGATCAATTTCTTAAAAGATGTTTTGCTTGGTACACCAGAAAAAAGCAGTTACTAGGGGATTTACCAGAAATGGAATTTATGGATTATTCAGATGCTTGTACATTTAACTGGACTTATTTACCAGTTCTGGACAAATCAAAAGATTATGCCGTAGATAAAATGGCAATAGAAAATAATCTTGCAAGTTATACAGAAATATTTGCTGAAAAAGGAAAAGATTTTTCTGAAGAAGCAAAACAAATAGCACAAGATAAATTATTACTAGAAAAATTAATGAATGAAGAGAAAGAAGGAGAAAGTAATAATAATGCTACACCAGAGGAAAAAGAAGATTTAAAGAAAAAGATAGAAGCATATGGAATAGGTGTAAGAGGTGGTAGCATTACACCGCAAGAAGCAGATGAAGAATATTTTAGAAAAACATTAGATTTACCAGAACCTAATGATGCAGTTAAAAGTGCTTGGGATGATGATGGTGGTGCAAGAAGACCCATTACTCTTAAATCACAAGATGCTTTTGAAGAAGAACAAAGTTCTATCATTAATGAAGATGAAGACAAGGAACTAGATAAATAAGGAAATAATAATTATGGAAAGTAAACATTTTGAAAGTAAAACAAATCTAGAAAAAATAGATTTAGAAAATGGTGAAATTATAGAAGTAAGTTTAATTACTACTGGAGAGATTTTAGGGCATAATATGTTTTTAAATGAAGAAGGTTTAGATTCATTTATGAAATGTGTAGAAGGTACACAAGTTAAAGCATATTATAAGCATTCAGATGATAATGAAGCATTATCTTCAATTGGTTTTTTTGAAAACTTTAAAAAAGTAGAAACAGATGAAGGTGAATATAAAATAGTAGGAGATTTTTCTGCTCTTAATGCTTGGAAAGAATCAAGTGAAAAAGAATATAATACATTTTTTGAACTGGCAACAAAAGCACCAGAAGTTTTTGGAATATCTGTAGAAGCATTAATAGAAAGTAAATATTATGATACAGATGGTGAACTTGTAAATTATTCAGAAGGTACACCAGATGAAGAAACAAAAGTATATGCTTTTTGTGATAAAGTTCTTGCTTGGAGTGTAGTTAGTACACCTGCAACTAATCCAAATGGTTTATTTTCTGTAGATGTAGAAGAAGATATAGAACAAGCAGATAAAGATGAAATTAGAGAAATTTTAATAAAACAAGAAAATTTAGAAAATATGGAAAAAGTAACAGAATTAGAAAATAAAATTGAAACTCTTGAAGAAGAAATGAAAACACTTATGGAATTAACAAAAGAATTAAGAGATGAAAACTCTGGATTATCAGAATCTAATGAAGAACTTGAAACCCAAGTGAAAGATTTAGAATCTAAAGTAGAATCTTATGAACTTGGTTCTGATGGTGTAGAACATAACTTTGCAGAAGAAGAAGTAGATTTAGTTTCTCAAATTAATTTAGAGCAAGATTGGGGCAAAAAATCTAAATTGATTATGAGTAATCTTAATAATCTTACAATCACAAGAGGGAACTAGATAAAACAATTTATAAACAAAGGAAAATTTAATTATGGCAAATAGTATAACAGATTCAGAAGTAGTAATTTCAAGTGCAATAGAGGTTCTAGATGATCTTCTTGCACCTCTTGGGAATTTCTCCCTTAATGTAGCAAATGAATATGCAGGTAGGGGAGCAAGTGTAAGAGTTCCTCTTATTGATTCAAATGATCCTGCAAGAGTATATTCGGGTTCTTATGAAAGTAATAGTGGTAGTACTGCAAGTACTATTGATATCCAAGTGGATGAAGTAATAAAACCATTTAGATTATCAGACAATGAACTTTATAAATCTCCAGTAAATCTTGCTAATTATGTTGCAAGTAATGCTAATGCATTTGGTTTATTCATTATGCAACAAGTAAAATCTGCTATTGAAGCAGGTACTGCAACTGCAACAAAAACAGCAGGTAGTATGGATTTAGCAACTATCAAAACACTTGTTAAATATCTAGATAGTTCTGGAGTACCAGTAAGTGATAGGCATTTAGTATTATCTTCTACTGCCCATCATAAACTATTGCCAGATAATCAAGATGTTTATGGTACCAATGCACAAGTTATGCAATCTGGAAGGGTAGGTACTTTGTATGGTCTCAATGTTCATCCTACATCAGTTCTAGAGCAAGGAGGTAGTGCAGGTAAATGTACTGCATTTGCATCTGGTAAAAATGGTTTAGCAATTGTTAATAGATTGCCAGAAACACAAGGGCAAGAAACTCTACAAAAGTATGAAACTTTTACTATTCCTCAATTAGGTTTAAATGTTGCATACAGAGAACATTTTAATACGGCAAGTGGTACTCTTTACGGATGCTTTAGCACTTTATTTGGTTGTGCTATTGGAGATGATAAAAGTATTGCTTGGGTTAAAGGTGCTTAATTGAAATGGCAGATATACAAGTAAATCAAGTATTTCCATCTGCTAAATTTATAGAAACGGATAGTAAGGGAGATTTGCAAGAAGTTGTAGGTGCAGATGCTACAAATTCTACGGCAAGTTTACAGGGAATTAAAATAGATTCTATTGCTACAGGAATTGGTTCTAATGGCATTACTTTTTCTATTACAGAAAATAATGGTTCTGCAGATTCTATTTCTATTAATGGTTCAGATGTAACTTTAAGTTTAAATGAAAGTGCAAGTTTATATTTCCTTGGTCAAACTAATCCTGCCGTTAAAGCAAGTGCAAGTATTCAAGGAATTGAAATAGAAGCAGATGTAGATGGTAGTGCAGGTAATGGAATTACTTTTGAAATCTTAGAAAGTAATGGTTCTGCAAATAGTATTTCTGCTAGTGGTAATACTATTACTTTAGATTTAGAACTTTCTGCATCTTCATATCAATTATCAGATGTTGAAACTATTTTAAATGGTGCAGGTACAGATGTTACTGATTTAGTAGATTTTACATATTCTGGTAATCCTTCTGATTCACTCACAAGTGCAGGTGCAGTTACTACTACAAATGGTAGAGATGAAGTAGAAAGTATTTCAAATATTCTTTCTGGTGCAGATTCAAGTGTAACAGATGTAGTAGATTTTACTATTACAGGTGCAAATTCTGATGCACTTACTGGTGCAAGTTCTGTTACTCTTGCAGATGCTACTGATTTAGTTACACCAGATTTAGGAGCAGATAAAAAATATTTGTTAATCAGTACAGATGATATTTTTGATTTTGAAGTAGGGGAAGATACGGATGGTAGAAAATGTTTTTATGGATTGTTAGAAACTGCATCTAGTAATATTAATAATCTTGCTAGTAAACCTGCTTCTTTACTTATCAATAGAGGTAATCTAATTTTAGTTTCAGATACACAAATGCGAAGAAGTTACCAAATAACTACTACTCTTGATATTCTAGATTCTGATTTATCACCAGAATCATAAATAGAAGGGCATAGAGTGCCCTAGAAGGAGTTTTAATCAATAATCCATATGCAAGTATGGATTATTTGGTATATGGGTATATGGGGCATTTATGGGAATTGAAAGCAATATGTACATTTTGAATGTACAAAAAAACCACCTCTTGCAAGGTGGTTTAATTTAATCTGTTATTTAATTTTAATTTATCAGTTATCCGTTTCACTAGGCAATTTAGTTTTCTCCACCTTGGTCACTTTGTTGTGCGAATAAAATTCTTCTACACTTTCTATATCTATAATATCTTCACCAGAATCTAATTTTGCTTTTGCTTCTTTCTGGTTTCTTGCTTCTATATAATAAATCTTTTTGTATATTATATATTCATCTGAATGAACGGCATACATCCTAGGGGTTTTCATCTTAAATAATCTCTTTCTCCTTTTTGGTAATCTTCTGTTTCCTTGGTTTCTATTTTATGAGCATCTGCTTCTGGTATATCTAGTTTCTTGGCATAATCTTGTTTTCTGGAATGGGTTAATACAATACCAGTATTTTTATTTTGCCTCAACCAGTTATAGAAAAGTTTTGAATTTTCTAGAGTATCTTGTGTTTTCATAATTAGTTTTTTGCTATTTTTAAAATAATATCTTCAAAGGGTAAACCATCATTGGAATGAGGTTCAATATTATTTTTCCATTTGTTAATAAATTTTGTAAGTTGCTTTTTATTGTTCTGGTATTCTGCAAAATCTGCATCATCTTCAGTAGAGCAAGATAAATCATAATCTGCCAGATATAATCTATGTTCTGCTTCCTTGATAATATAACTATCTGGGTAATGTTCGTTTACCTGCTCTGTAGTTAGTGAATCAGCAGATGTAAACTGGTCTTCTAATTCTCTTACCTTGTAGGCATCTTGTACTATTTTTCTTATTTTCATTGTTTGTTTAAATTAAATTCTTACAGAATTTAAAAGTTTATTTTGCAACTTGTCAAATAAATCTGAAAAATTCGTACATTCAGAATGTACAAGTACTAGATAAACTGGTGGATGGTATGGATAAAGATTATGTAAATGCACTAGCAGACCAGTTAACAGAAGAGGTAAAGGCATTTGGGGAGGAAATACAGATTAACGGAAATACTCTTTATGCTTTAGTTTCCCAAAGTGCTACTACAAAAAATCTACAGGTAGCAGGATTTTATAAGAATCAAGTGCTAGATGTTGTAATACCTTTGTATGTTCAAGAACCTGCCTTTAATCATATTGTTCTTTATTCTGGCAAAACCTACCAAGTAAAAACAATAGAAAACCTAGAATATAAATCTGGTTACAGATTAACTATAGAATTAGTGCCATAATGAAAATACGAGAAAATCTAAAATTTGAAGATAATATAGAAAAACTTGCCGTAGATGCATTATACAAAGTTTCTCTTTCTGGAGTACAAGCAAGATATGTAGAGGAAATTACAGATCAGAACATACAGGTAATCTTTGAAACAGAAGGTAATTTAGATGAAGCAGTATTGCAGGTAGGGGATTACAGAAAGTATACTGCATATGAAGGTACATTAGGTTTTATTATTTCTACTAACAGAGCAAAGATTAGAAACCATTCGGATAAACTTGCTAAAGTAAGATATGTTATGTTTCCAGAGAATGAATATTTACTTAATCAATATTATCAGATTTTAGAAACAAAAGAAATTTCTGCTAATACGGATGTAGATTCAGAAAATAATGCAGATGTTACAAGTTTAGCATTTAATATTAAATTTTTATTACTGCAGTAGAGGGAAGTAGATAAAACAGAAATAAGAAAAGGAATTTAAGAATATGGCAAATGTAACAATAACACCTAATGGAAAATATGTATTTGGTAGTAAATCTGTAAATATTAATGCAGTAGAATATATTCTACAAGATTTCAGTATTACCAGACCTGCAGAAGTAACTGAACTAAATGGAAGTCAGGGAGAAACTATTGCTGTTGTGGCAGTACAAAAACTAGAAGAACTTTCTGGAACTTTTGTGAAAGAATCTGGCAAACCAGACCCATCTCTAGGGATGGAATTTGATTTGGAAGGTAAAACATATTTTATTACAGAAACAAGTGAAAGTAGAAGTAATGGAGAATTTGCTACACTTTCATTTTCTGCTAGAGAAAAACTTTCTGCATAATATGTAAATGGAAGTTCCCGAAGAACTTCAAGAACTCATAGAAAATGCTTCTGCTTGGAGTAATGAATCTTGGGTAAATATCAATGAAGATTGTTATGGCATAGAAATCATTAATATGAATCTACGGCATTTAATGATGTTGGATGGTGTAGAATCTCCATTTCTAAAAGGTGGGGATATAAAAGATGAAGATGTAGCATTATTTTTATGGATTGTATCTAAAGAATTTTGTTTTGATGAAAAGAAGCAAAAAGAATTTTTTAAAAAAGTAGTTAAGATAAGAAACATAGATGCTATCCGTTGGATAAATAATTATTTGAAAAAAACTTTTATTGATTCTGATACAATGAATAAGGGTAAAAAAGGGCAGGTTTATTTTATTTCATATTTTGTAGATATGTTTGCAAAAGAATATAACTGGAGTTTTGAAGAAATAATGAAAATGCCTTTACGGATTTCATTCCAATTAATTACGGCAATGAATGAAAGAAATGCTAAATCTAATGGTACAACTTACAATAGAGTAACAGAACTAGATAATACTATTAATAGGTGGATATTAAATAGTAAATCTAGTAATGGCATTTAGTTCACATTTTAAAGGAGTTCTTTCATTAAATTCTGCTTCATTCGAGCAGGGATTAACTAAAGCACAAGGAAAAGTTAAATCTTTTAATAAAGAATTAACTGGTATGTTTACAAGGTTCTTAGGTGCTACTGCTATAGTAAGTTTTGGTAAATCTGTTTTAGATAGTACTGCCAAACTTGGGGATATGAGTAAAAGACTTGGAGTATCTACAGACTTTTTACAAAAGTTCAATTTTGCTATGGAGCAATCTGGGGTAGATTCTAATGGTGCCCAAGTAGGTTTACAGAGATTTATAAGAAGAATAGGTACTGCAAGAGAAACTGGAGGTGAACTAAAGAAAACTTTGGATAATATGAATATCTCTTTGAATAATACGAATGGAACTGCAAAAAGTTCAGAACAATTATTTTTAGAATTTGCGGATGGTTTAGGTAAAATAAGTGATCCTAGTGCTAAACTTGCTACTGCTTTCAAGTTTTTAGATTCTGAAGGAGTTGCTATGATACAAACTATAGGAGATGGTTCTGGTGAATTTGCAAAACTTGGAAAACAGGCAGAAGAATTAGGTTTAATTATTGATGGGAAAACTATAACCAGTTTGCAAGATTTAGATGCAGAACTTCAAAAATCACAAAGTAAATTTAAAGTTCTTGGGGCAAAGATATTACCTATATTATTAAAAGGATTAAATCTAGCAGTAGTAGGATTTGAAAGTATTATAGAAGTAGTAAAAACTTCTGCTACTGGTTTTGAACTTTTTGGTAAAACATTGAAGCAATATGTAACAGATTATTTAGAAAAAGCAGAAAAAACTTTTGATCTTTTTGTGGCAAATGTAAATGCATCATTAACTAAATTAAATCCTCTTGCATCTGGTAAAGATGTAAAAACGGCAGAAGCAAATTTAGCAAAAGTAGAAAAAGCATATAGAGAAACTGCTAATAAAACTTCTGATAGTTTTATGCAGACAAGAGATAAGGTATTAAAGAAAGATACAGAACTAGCACAAAGAAGAGAAGCAAATATAAAAAGACTAAAACAATTATCTATAGAATCTAATAATATTCTAAAAGATGGAAATAGTATTAATTTAAAAGATAACAAAATAACAGAGCAAAGTATTAATTTTGAAAAGCAAAAAGAAGCAGTATTACAGAGAGTATTATCTACAAGAGAAGATATTAATACAAAAATCTCTACACAAATTGAAAGAATAAATGCATTAAAAAATGGTGGAGAAGAAGAACTAAAATTATTAATACAAAGACAAGAAGCAGAAAAGGAAATTTCTAAACTAATGCAAGAAGGTAATATGAGTAGAGAGCAAGCAGAAGCACACATTACAAAACTATTAGAATTAGAAAACCAAGAGAAAGTATTATTGCAGGAAATAAAAGCAGAAGAAAAAGAAAGAGAAGAGGCAAAGAAAAAATTAAGTGAAAATAATGCTTTAGTTTTAAAACTACAACAGGAGAAACAATTTGCCCAAGAAATAAAAAACTTAGAAGAGCAAATTAATAATGCAAGAGTTGCAGGTAATATGGTTTTAGCAGATCGTTTAGCACAACAAAAAATAAACCTTATTGCAGGACAAGATGAATTAAAAAATAGAGATAAAATTAAACAAAACCTGCAAGATGAATTACTGCTTTTACAAGATAAAAGAGATTTAGCAGATGCAGAATTACAAATATTAAATTTAATTGCACAAGGTAGGGTAGATGAAGCAAATGAATTACAAGCAGTTTTAAAGATTCAGAAAGATATACAAGATATCCAGAATGATTTGCAAATAGGAGAAAAAGAAGCAATAGGAAGAGTAGAGCAAAGAGCAAGATTAGAAAAACAAATTGCTTTAGATAAAATTAATGCACAAGCACAAGAACTTAAAGATGTTGCTGTAAGAGAACTTGCAGAAAAAAACATACACGAGGCAAGAAATGCTGATGAAAAAGCAAGAATTAGAAGAGCAAGAAAAGTACAAGCATTAGAAGAAGATATAGTAGATTTAAGGGAAAGAGGAACGGACTTTGCTAATAAAATGGCAGATGATTTGGAGAAAAAGAAAAACGGACATCTATCAGTAATTCTTGATGATGAAACTAAAGCAGATTTAGATGAATTACAGAATGAAAAACTAAATATAGAAACTGATTTTGATAATCAATTGAAAGCATTAGATGATAGATTAAAAAATATACAAAAAGCAGAAATAGATGCACAACAAAAAGAGCAAGAGAGATTACGGAAAGTGCAGGAAAAACAAACTGATCTTTTAAGAAAAGCAAGAGAAGCAGAAGAAACTTTAAAAGATAAATTAGTAGAAGTAGGAGATAAAGCAAAAGATAAACTACAAGTAGGTTTTAATTCTGTATTAAATAAATTACAAGCATTTGTACCACCGAAAGTAGAAATAGATAATGAAATAGATTTATCTGGTTTATCATCTGTATTAGATGGAATACCATCTGCTATTTCTAATATTCAGTTACCAGAATTTCCAGAAATTCCAGAACAAGAACCACCTATAGTTAATGTAGAAGTAGATACAGATTCTTTATTAACTGAACAAACTGGTATAGATATTAAAACTGCTTTAGAAGGGAAATTTATTAATCAATGAATGTATATAATATTAATGGAACTAAAGTATCTACAAATATAAGTAGAAATAAAGTGTATGCCGTAACAGAACCAAAGTTTTCATACCCATATTCTCACACAAATCAGATTAGAAAAATTAAACAAACTTTTCTTACTGGTACTGATAATATACCACCTTATAATCCTAACTTAGTTCATCCAAATTTTCCAAGAGCATATATTTTATCACAAACTAATGGAAGTATTGCTACTACTGGTTTTTCTACATTTACAAGAGAATATATAGAGCAACTTAGTTCAAATATTTATAGTGAACCTACTACTACTATGTTTAGTTTTCCTCCTTTATATCAAGGTGTAGCAAGTTATTTAAGAGATGATAAATTTATGGTTACTATGGAGCAATGGAGATCATCAATGTTTTTAAGAGTTGGAATGACAAAAAAAGTACCTGTTAGTGAAAGATGGGAATTAGTTTTTATTGGTAGTGAAATGGTAGATTTAAATACTTCATTATCAGATATTCCTCTAGGTTCAAAAATAGAATATGATGGTTATACTTGGAATACATCAAGTAATAATGGTACAAGTTTAACTATATCAAGAAGAGATAATACTGGTAATGAAATTACAGATGAAACATCAGGTGGATATTCTTACTATAATCCAGAACCAGACTGGAATAAATTAGATGTTCTTACCCCTTGGTCTGTATATGATAATTATAATGATACAGGTTATGAATGGACTGATGCATATAATATGCCTTTAACGGCAAGAGAAACTTTTTTTGTAGATCAAAGAACTACACCTAACACACAACAATATCTTGATTTAGTTAAAAAGAAAACAAAAGTACCTATGGCAAATGGTGAAATAGAACATATAGATGCATATGTATATTTAAGAAAAACTTTATACGGAACTTTGATTTAATGATTAAAAAAGTACAAAAGGGTAAATCACCTACATTATTAGAAGCAAAAAAAGCAAATGAATTAATTAATGTAATAAATGCTTTGCAGAATATGGAGGTAAAAAGAGAAGGTTATATAGATAAATTTGAAGTTTCTAGTAATAATAGTATTTTAACTTTATCTGTTTTTCCTCAATCACAATCAGGTGGAAATCTTGATGGTTTTGAAGAATTAGATGGTGTATATCTTTGTATAAATGGTGTAGCAAAACAAAGAACTATTTTAGTTAAAGAAGAAGAAGAAGAAGAGTAATAAGTAATGGCACTAGAAGGTACATTTCAAGAACCTATAGCACCTTTTTCTGCTCTTAGTAGTAAGGTAAATGAAAAGTTATGTGAAGAATACAGAGATTACAGAGGTATTGGGTGGTGGAATGAAACAATAGAAGAAAGAGTAAGAATACATACAGAGCATTCCAATACAAAAAATGCAAGAGATATACCTATAATAAATATTAAAGGTTATACTACATATGATGGTTCATTTGAATATCCAATTGTAGGAGAGAATTATTATTCTTATGATGGAATAGGAATTTACGGATACACAAAAAAACAGGCAGTAGAATTATTTTATGGATTAAAAGGATTAAAAGTAAGTTTCACAAGTAATTGGAATGTTAATTGGTTACAAAGAACTCGTGTTTATGCATATCCTAATACATCTGATCCAGATGAATTATTAAATCCTGATATAAGATTTCTACCTACATTTACATCTGGTACTTATACTTATTATACTATGTATGCACCAGAAACTTTAGATTCTAATGTAAAAGATTGGGTAATACCTACTGAAAGAGTTTGTGGATTTAAATGGAATAACAATACAATAAGAAAAAAAGATATTACTTATTTAGGATGGTTAGATAGTTGGGGTAGTTATGAGGATAGGGGATGGAGAGAAAGAGGGTGGAATACTCATAATTTTGCAAATTTTACTAGAGCAGGTGAAGATAATTATAGTATAAATATAAGTAATCATACTTTTCCAGAATTTTATCTTTTTGCTGATATTGGAGCAGGACAAGCAAGGCAAACTACGGCAGGAGATACTCCTGTAAGGGATAATGTTTGGACTCCACAAAGTAATAGTTTCCATAGAGCAACTTTTAGATATGTAGATGCAGGTGCAGATAAAGATATAACTGGACAAGTATGGTATAGGTTCTGGGGTGGTTTTGATGTTGTGGCAAGTAGTGCTAATATTCACATAGATTTAGAAGTGGAAAGATTTGATTTCCAGAATCCAGAATGATGTAGGTATTTGTACATTCTGAATGTACATTTTCACTAGATAAAAAATCTGTAAATATGAATCTATTTTTTAATTCTAATTCAGATGCTAGTAATAGTAGTGTAAATTCTCTTACTGATAATACAGATAAAAGTTTACCAGAATTTTATTTAGGTGATAGTTTGCCATTAAATATAACTTTTACAGATGGAAGTGGAAATTATGCATCTTGGAATGGAGAAAATAATTTATCTGTTAAAGTTGCTATAGGTGTACTTGCATTAAATGCGGTTTATGTATTAGAAGATCAATTCATATTTACCAATAATTCATATTCTTCTACTTTAGTTTTATTTACGGAAAGTATGTCAAATGCATTAAATGGTGTAGAAAGTATAGATGCTATATTTGAAGTTCAAGTAGAGAGAGAAAATGGGCAAAGTATTACAATACATCAAAGTACTATAACTATTCAAAATCAATTAATAGGAAGTAATACTATTAATCCTATTTTAGATGCAGATGCAGATGGTGTACCGAATGAATTAGAAAGTAATGATTCAAGAATAGATGTAAGTTTGAATACTTTAAATAGTTATGTTTCAGATAGTAATTCTGTTTTACAAGCAGGAGATATAATAAAGATATTACAAAATATTCCTAAGAAAGAAAAAATATTTACAGCAGGAGAATATTATAAAATTTATTCTGTTAATGCTAGTGGAATACCTAAAGTAATATTTGAAAATGAAGAATACTATTTTACAGATTACAGAGGCATAAACTGGGATAAGGTAGTTCCTGCTCCAGATTCAGATAATGATGGAGTTCCAGATACTCTTGATGCATTTCCTAATAATTCTGCAGAACAATTTGATACAGATAATGATGGAGTTGGAAATAATGCAGATGCTTTTCCGCAAAATCCAAATGAATCTGTAGATACAGATAATGATGGTGTAGGAGATAATTCTGATGAATACCCTACAGACCCATTTGAAAGCAGGGATACAGATAATGATGGGGTAGGAGATAATGCAGATGATTTCCCATTAGATTCTACAGAAACTACAGATACAGATGGGGATGGAACTGGAGATAATGCAGATGCTTTCCCGAATGATTCTAATGAAACGGCAGATACAGATGGGGATGGAACTGGAGATAATTCTGATGCTTTCCCGAATGATTCTAATGAAACGGCAGATACAGATGGGGATGGTGTAGGAGATAATGCGGATGCTTTTCCTAATGATGCATCTGAAACTACAGATACAGATAATGATGGAGTAGGAGATAATTCAGATGCAGAACCAAATGATCCTAATATTACTAAATCTACTGAATATTTTATTTATGGAGATGATGGGGTAAATGGTACAGGTTATTATTATCCTGTTTATACAAGTACTTTAGGACTAAGTTCATACCATACACATACTATTCAAGGGGTAGTAGTTTATATGGAAGATTCAAATGCAAATCATTCACAAGCAAGTTTACCTGCAAATAATACTTATATTAAAGTTCCAAATACTACGGCATTAGATTCTGATTTTGATGGTGTAGAAGATTGGGCAGATTATTTTTCAAATAATGCATCTTGGAGTTTAACTAAATCAGAATTAGATAATTATGTAGTAGATGCAAATAGACCAGTAGCAAGTAACTTAATAGTTAAAATACTTAATAATTTTACCTCTGGTACAGGTCATTATTTTTATCAAGGGGATTACTTTGTATCTACTGGATGGTCACAAGTAAGTGGTATGATAAAAGTTACTATAGATTCTGTTCATTATTGGTTGGGAAATAGGGGTACAAGTTGGGAAATAGTTAATCCTGCAAATAACCTTTATAATGAACCAGATTCAGATGGAGATGGTGTAACAGATTCTAATGATGCTTTTCCCTATGATGCATCAGAAACTACAGATACAGATGGGGATGGTGTAGGAGATAATTCTGATGCTTTTCCAAATGATTCTACGGAAACTACAGATACAGATGGGGATGGTACTGGAGATAATTCTGATGCTTTCCCTAATGATAGTACAGAGGATACAGATACGGATGGAGATGGGGTAGGAGATAATTCTGATGCTTTTCCTAATGATAGTACAGAGGATACAGATACGGATGGAGATGGGGTAGGAGATAATTCTGATGCTTTTCCTAATGATAGTACAGAGGATACAGATACAGATGGGGATGGTGTAGGAGATAATTCTGATGCTTTTCCTGATGATAGTACAGAGGATACAGATACTGATGGGGATGGTACTGGAGATAATTCTGATGCTTTCCCTAATGATAGTACAGAGGATACAGATACGGATGGAGATGGGGTAGGAGATAATTCTGATGCTTT